ATGCTGGCGAGCCCCGATTTTTGCCCAGGTGTATACATTTTTTAAGGGCATGTCTGTCATGCATAACTTTAATTAGTGATAATGCTTCATGTATTGGAGATGCGCATAGATTGGGGTAATCAATAAGGCCAAAGAAGATGTTTCAACATTAATAGTCAATACAAAAGTCATCGCTGACTTATTTGAGCGCACGCAGCGACACATTAACCGCCTTGCTGCTGATGGTATTTTAGTGAAAAGAGCTCCTGGGCGGTTTCCACTGCAAGAAAATATCAAGAGATATATCCGCTATCTTGAATCAGGCCAAGTCGCAGAAGACGAGAAGGAAGCTACTAAAAGGTTTTGGGAAGAAAGGGCATTACATGAGGCGGCCAAAAGGAAAATGGCGGAGCTCAAGCTTGCACAGCTAAATAATCGGTTGCACGACGCCAACACGATCGAGCTTGTTATGACCGACATGTTGACAACATTTAAAAACAGGCTGCTTGCACTGCCTCAAAAGGTTTCCCCGAAGATTATCGGACTTAAAAGCATAGCAGAAGTTAACGACATCTTGGCAACCGAAATAAATGAGGCACTGATTGAACTTAGCGATTATTCTCCTGACTTGTTCTCGGAAGGTGGTGAGGGCAGTGGCGACGACGAAAACGACAATGAGGCTATTCTCGAAGATAGCAAAAACGATAGCTCCACCACCGAAGCTGACAGTAAGTCAATGGGCAGATCTGCATAGAAGACTTGCGCCAGAATCATCAGCCGAACCTGGCCAATGGAGGACGGACAGGGCACCATATCAGCGCGAGATTATGGATGCCGTTGTAAGTCCCAACATTGAAAAAGTTGTGGCCATGACGTCCAGCCAGGTTGGAAAGTCGGAAGTATTGTTGAACATCATGGGTTATTACATCGACATAGACCCTGGGCCAATTTTATTGGTTCAGCCTACGCTTGAAACTGCACAGGATTTCTCAAAGAGGCGTATATCTACTATGCTTTCGGCGACAGAAAGGCTGAAGGTAAAAGTTTCGGATTCCAAGACGCGCGATATCAACAACACGATCCTCATGAAGGTCTTTCCAGGCGGTTTTTTGGCTATAGGCGGGGCCAATAGCCCTGCAGGGTTAGCCAGCAGGCCGATCAGGATACTTCTTTGCGATGAAGTTGACAGATACCCTGCAAGCGCAGGGAGTGAAGGCGATCCAATAGCCCTCGCAGAGCGTAGGACCATGACATTTTGGAACAGGAAGCACGTTTATACTTCAACGCCGACTATTAAAGGAGCATCGAGGATAGAGCTTGAATATGAGCTTGGCACCCAGGAGAGATGGTGTGTCCAATGCCCAGGTTGCGGCAATTATCACTTCATCATCATGAGAGACATAGTTTTTAAGTATGACAAAAAAGAAAATCGCAACAAGACGATTTACGTGATAAATGACGTTAAATGGCGTTGCCCTACGTGCACCAAAGAATTCGATGAATTCACAATGAAAAAACAACCGGCTAAATGGATTGCCGATAATCCAGGGGCAATTAAGCGTAAGATAAGAAGTTTTAAGCTCAATGCCTTTGTATCGCCATGGTCATCGTGGGAAAAGATAGTGCAGGAATTTCTTGAGGTTAAAGACGACCCCGAACTTTACAAAGTCTTTGTCAATACTGTTTTGGGTGAAACGTGGGAAGAGCGGGGCGAAATAGAAGACGAGACCATCTTGCTTGACAGGCGAGAGGTCTATAAAGCTGAGATTCCTAATGACGTATTAGTTCTCACCCTTGCTGTTGATACGCAAGATGACCGACTGGAATACGAGGTTGTAGGTTGGGGACGGGACGAGGAATCTTGGGGCATAGAAAAGGGAATCATTTGGGGTAGACCGGATGACCAGGCCACGTGGATGAGAATAGATGACTTGCTCAAAAAAGAATGGATCAGAGCTGATGGCACCGGCATGATGATCTCTTGTACAACTGTTGACTCGGGCGGTCATTTTACTGAGGAAGTTTATAAGTATTGTGCAGAACGGATATCAAACGCTGTATTTCCGATACGTGGCATGGGCGGATCTGGGATGCCGGTCATTTACAAAATTTCAAGAAATAATAAATACAGGCTTCCTTTAGTACTCATAGGCGTTGACTCAGCTAAGACCGTGATCATGCAGAGGTTAAAAATAGAAAGACCCGGCCCCAAATATTGCCATTTCCCATCAAACGAAGATCGCGGTTATGACTTTAATTACTTTGCTGGTCTTATTTCAGAGAAGAGGGTCATCAGGAAGCAGAAAGGCCGGACAATAGTAGTCTGGGAAAACATCGCAAAAGATAAAAGGAACGAGCCCCTTGACTTAAGGGTTTACAACCTCGCCGCTCTTAAATTGTTGAATCCCGATTTCCGCGCTATAGAAGAGCGGATGAAGCCCAATGTCAGGAAGACAAACGCAACGCCACAGGTTGCTAATCAGCAGCAAAAGAAGCGATATGGCGTCGTGAAGCGAGGTTTGGAGGTGTGATAATTTGGGCGACACACTAGAAAGACTAAAAAGTAGATTGCAACTTTATTACGAGGCCGAGGCTGCAGTTTTGTCTGGCCAGTCCTACAGGATAGGCACTAGAACACTACAGCGGGCTGATCTCGCTCAAATCAGGCAGGCCATTAAAGAGCTTGAAGCTCAAATAGAAATGCTTGAATGCAGCGCAGGAAGAAGCGCGAGAAGAGTGGTGCTGAGGGATATATGATGAGCACAATAGATAAGCTGATATCAATTATAAGTCCCGAGTGGGCAGCTAAACGAGAAATAGCCAGACAAACACTAAGGGCAATAAAAAACACAGGCTATTCCAGTTCTGGTGCGTCGACATATAAGCGCTCTATGAAGGGCTGGCAGGCATGGTCCAGCAGTCCACAGGCTGACATAGACATGAATCTTGATACATTGCGCCAGCGCTCGCGTGACCTTTTTATGAATAGCGGCTTAGCCAGATCTGCAATAACTACACCAAGGACAAACGTTATCGGCGCAGGATTGAAGCTAAAGGCGAGGATAGATTATGAGGCCCTCGGTATATCGATAGATGAAGCGGATGAATGGGAGAAAAAAACCGAACGAGAGTTTGCGCTCTGGGCTGACAGTCTGTTCTGTGATGCCACATGCATGAATAATTTCTATGAAATCCAGTCGCTGGTATTTATGTCGTCCTTACTAAATGGTGACGGCTGGGCGCTAATTAAATTTGAGGATCCCAAGCCTTATTTCCCATATTCACTGCGCATACATGCCATTGAGGGCGATAGAGTAAGCACGCCTATAGCCAATACAGACGTTGTGTCATATACGTATGGTCCGATCGGATTTAATTCCGAAAGTGGCAACAGGGTAATAAACGGCGTAGAGATAGATAAAACCGGTAAGGTGGTGGCGTATTGGGTTTCAAGCGCATATCCTAACGATCCTGCCAATCCCACTGCCATGTGGGAATGGACACGGGTAGAAGCTTTCGGGAAAAGGACAGGTATTCCCAATATCCTTCAAGTGATGGTGCCGGAAAGATGTGAGCAATATCGGGGAGTGCCTTTCCTTTCTCCCGTTATAGAAGATCTAAAGCAGATAAAGAGATATACAGAGGCGGAACTTATGGCTGCAATCGTAATGGGATTCTTCACCATCTTCATCAAGGAGGGAGGCGGGGCCATAGGAGATTTCCCACTTGCTGAGGCCGTGGGGGCGAAGGAAAAGATCAGCATTGACCCTGCTGATTTTGAACTTGGCGCAGGGACGATCAACACTCTGCCCCCCGGCTATGACATCGCTGCTGCAGATCCTAAAAGGCCATCTTCGAATTTCGAATCTTTTACGACGGCACTTGCGAAGTATATAGGGGCTGCGCTTGAAATCCCATATGAACTACTACTTAAAAACTTTACAGCAAGCTACTCAGCGAGCAGGGCTGCGCTTCTTGAGGCTTGGAAGGCTTTCAGGATGCGTCGGACCTGGTTCGCCAATGACTTTTGCCAGCCGATTTATGAAGTATGGCTCAGAGAGGCTGTGTCTGCAGGACGTATCGATGCGCCTGGATTTTTTAACGATCCCATAATAGCAAAAGCATGGGCAAGGGCGGAGTGGCATGGGCCTGCACCGGGACAGGTGGACCCGGTGAAAGAAGTCCAGGCAGCGCAAATGCGCGTGCAAAATGGCTTTTCCACAAGGGAAAGGGAATCAATTGAGCTAATTGGTAGCGATTTCGATAGGAACATAGATCAACTGCAACGTGAAATCGAACGCATGAAGGCTGCGGGTGTCCCTACACAGCCCCAGCAGGGTATATAAGGGAGGTGAAAGATTGGACAAATTCTGGCAGATAAGAAATATCGGCGAGGACGAAGCGGAAATTGTCCTGTATGGTGAAATTTACTCTGATGGCGGGTTTTGGTTAGACGAAGATGGCAACATAACGACTCCTCGCCAGTTTTACGATGATCTGAAGGCCTTGGGTGACGTTAAAAGATTAACAGTAAGAATCAATTCCATAGGTGGGGACATATTCGCCGCGCAGGCTATTTACACTCAACTTAAATCACACAAAGCCAAGGTGGTAGCTGTTATTGACGGCATAGCCGCCAGTGCAGCAAGCGTGGTGGCTATGGCTGGAGATGTGGTTAAGATGCCCAATAATGCTCTCTTGATGATCCATAACCCAGCAATGGGCATGCTCGGCTATTTTACAGCCGATGAAATGAAAAAATACGCAAAACAACTGGAGGTGGTAAAGGAAGGCATTATCCATGCATATGTTGGTAAGACTGGGTTAGATGCAGAAAAAATATCCAGAATGATGGACAAGGAAACATGGATGACCGGCAAGGAAGCCAAAGAACTTGGGTTTGCTGACGAAGTGCTCTTTGAGGATGTGCCGGTTGCGGCTCGAGGAAGCGTATTGATCGTGAATGGTGTCAGGCACGATATATCTAAGCTTAATGTCCCGCTGCCCAAAATCGTCAATGGAGTGTCTCCAGAAAACGTATCAATGGAAACGGCAGGCGAAGATGAGCCGTGGGAGGCCCCCAATCTTGAAGATTTTACGGATAAAAGCTGGGACGAGTTAACCGATGCTGAGAAAAGGCGAATCGCCGGACATTTTGCCTGGGCTGCATCCATGCCGCCTGAAAAATATGGAGATCTCAAACTTCCACATCATAGGCCAAGCGATGGCAAGGTGGTATGGCGAGGCGTAGCAAACGCAGCGGCCAGGCTTGAGCAGAGCAACATCCCGCAAGCTGATATGGGCAAGGTAAAAAATCATCTTGGGAGACATTACGAGCAATTCGACAGGACCCCGCCCTGGGAAGATAAAGCGGGGAATCATGGGAATAAAAAGGAGGGTAAACCGGTGGATGTAAAAACAGTGGATGAATTAAAAGTACTTTATCCCGATTTCATCGCAAAAATAGAAGCTGCAGCCCGAGAAGAGGGCATGAAAGCTGAAAGGGAAAGGATT